TTAAGAAAGCAATTCGTTTACTCTGTCTTGCACGGCTTGAGCGTCATAGCCTGCATTTGTCAGACTGTCATAGCGTTCTTGTCCATTGCCCCAAAGGCCTTGAATTACCTCATTTGCTACACTTTCAATGTCTGAGATATCGTTTTCAACATTCAAGAGACTATTTACTCTATCTTGAACAGCTTGAGCGTCGTAACCCGCTCTTGTTAAGCTATCATAACGCTCTTGACCGTTGCCCCACAAACCCTGTAATACTTCTTGCGCTACACTGTCAAGGTCTTTACTAGTGTTTCCAGCATTTAAGAGATCATTTACCTTATCTTGAACAGCTTGAGCATTATATCCAGCATTTGATAGGTTGTTGAAACGATCTTGCCCATTACCCCAAAGACCTTGAATGACCTCATTTGCTACGGTATCAAGGCTTTTAGAGGTGTTTTTGATGACAAAAATATCTTCTTCATCGTCATCTAGTAACACTATATTCTTGTCAAACGGATTGCTAGAATATTGCCACCAGCGGATACCATCCATTGATGGAAAATATTCAAAGTTAGCTAGCCCATCGTTTAAACCATACCCGGCAATCCAAAGGCTATTTGGAAATTTCGCAAGAATCTGCTCATAATAGATATTATTGAGCGTGAATGGCTTGTAGCTGTAATAGATTGGCTCATAGCCATTTTCTTTGAGGATTTCCATAAAGCGAATACATGCATCTGTATTTGCCTGTTTATCTCCACTAGCGTGATCTTCGTAGTCAAGACACAAGTATTTTACTCTTTGAGGTACATTATCAAGGAAGTAGCGTGCCTCTCGCTCAGCTTCTTCGATGTCACCACCAAACCAAGCAAAGTGGTAAAATCCGATAGGGTTTGACTGCTCGACTTGAGCAGACAAGCAAGGATTTAGATAGCTTGTACTTTCAGAAATTTTGATAATAGTATTCTGTGTACCCATGTCAGCCAAAATACCTGTAATATCGTATCCATTGTGGCTAGATGCGTCGATGAATAAGTCGTTTTTCTTCATTGTTTTCTCCTAATCTTCGCTTGGTTCTTGATAGTCAAGAGCACGTTTGCTATCAGAAATTCCTGCAGTTGTTGGATCTGGAATGATATTTAAAATATTTACAATCGTCAACCCAACAAGATAAGGGTTCGCAAAGAATTTGCCAAGCAAGTCTAAAATGACTCCCCAACTAACCAAATCCTCCAGTTTAAGATTGAAATATGCGAGAATTGGCAAAGCTAGTGCAAATGCTACTCGCAATAAAAATGTTTTGTTTTTTAAGTTAAAACGTACTTTCCAGTTAATCATGTGTTATTCTCCTTTGTTTTTGTCGTCATCTTTTTCAAGTAATCGCTGAAACGCTTTTAAAATCGGCTGAAAAAGAGTGACATTTCCTTTTAGTTTGCGGTAATTTTCAATGAGGGATTGAAATGTAAATGCAATGTACCCAAGATAAATCGAATACAAGAATGCGAAGCCTGTCTTTTCAGGCAAGAGTATAGACATTGGGATAAGGATCATTAGCAAGAGAACCCCTAAAATTTTGCGAAGGAGTCCGTTAATGCCGATTTTGCTCTTATACTCGATGTCAGGGTTTGCGATAGCAGCAATCGTTCCGGTTAAAAAATCAATGATTTCCATTGAGACAATCAAAGCTAGAGCGTACAAGACCAGTCCGTCCTCAGTCTGGACGACACTTCTTAAAAAATTGAAAAATTCGATTTGCATATATCCTCCTTTCTAATCGATCTGTGGCATAACTACAGTAAGCACACCTTTTTGCAGCATATCAGAGAGTACTTGCTCCTTGTAGGTATAGCCCTCAGACTGTTGCATCTGAAACTTAAAGATAGTCTTGGTTCCACTTGGCCATTTTGGATTCGTGTCAAACGGATAAGGCATGGCAATAATGTCTCCGTTTGAGTATCGTGTGCTTTTTACTAGTGGCTTAACAAATGCAGCCACTTTATTGTAAGCATGAGTAGGCATACCTCCATTTTGAGAAATGGCAAGAGCAATCAAGACCTCAGTGATAGCTGAAACCGTATCAAGGTTTTCCTTATTTTCCACGGTTGCTTGTTCCATCTTAGCGGTCATCTCTTGGTTTTTCTGGATTTGCTCATCAACCTTGTTGAATTTTTCGGTTTCTGCTCGGTTTGGAAAATTCTCCTGATAAAGAGCCTCCATGGCGAGTTCAAATAGCTCTGTATTTGATAGGCTGATTTTATCAGCTGGTAGCAAGATAGGCACGATTGCTCCGTCTGAATTTACTAACGTAACCTTTGTAGCGGATTCTTTTCCGCTCGCATCAAATTCTTGGGACTTTGTCCCGTACTCTAATTTCATATGTTCTCCTTTTTAAATTTTGAATGAAACGTTATCTAAATTAAGCCATTTAGAATCTACATTGTGTTTCACAACGACATTCCCACTTGGGTAAATACCGATAACGGCATGGTTGAAATCATTATTTAGAACAGACTTAAATAATGACGTTGTTGGTCGAAATCCTTCAGGGAGATTAAATAACAAGGTTTCGCGATTCGTTGTCCCGTTTCTACAAGTCCCTTTTAAATAAACAATCCCGTCGAACGTTTTTGAAAACTGCACTTTTTCATACTCAGGATGATGACCCCACCCATTTTGTAAATTGGCATTTTGCCAGGCTGTCGGATTGCTTTCTGACTTTAGTAAAGCCACATAGTCAGAGTTATTAGTGGATTTTGATTGCTGCACTAGATAGCGCCATGGCCTCCAGTTGTTATCAAAACCATTCTCTCTAACAGCCATATATCCTACAGACGTTGTGAAACGTTGAATACATTCCTGAGAATTAGGGTTAGGTCTGAATACTTCTAACATCCCCCAAGCTCCAAAAGGATTGTTGGGAGAAGAGCCATCTATCCACCAAAAACCAGTATCTTTCATGTTATTGAAATCCTGTTTGATAATCTTTCCACATCCGTTACCATCCGTTAGCTGGTATTGCTGAATTGGTTTGTTGCCTGAATAAATATCTCCCAAAACATCCAATGATCCTGGTTTCCCAAATTCTACAACCTTACCGATGCCTAAACGCCCGTTCTTATCATAGGACATTACTACGCTTTCAGTTGCTACTGTTGTAGAAAATTCAACGCTTGTAAACTTGTCCTCAAGTTTACCAATAATCACAAAAGTTTTGTTTGATGGATAATTCCCTCCCATGTTAGCTGCTGAATTTGTCAATGTATGAACACTTGTAAAGTTGCCAGATGCACTACCATTATCGGCCGTGAAATTTTCATTACCCATCTGGGCAACTTTGAAAGTTAAGGACATTACATTCCTTTGCTTTCCTGACTGCATTATAGGGGCTATTCGGGCATTTCTTAACACTTGCAATGTATTTGGATTTCCTCTAGTTCTAAGTGCGGAGAAGCTAAAGGAGGGGGCATAATACTCAATCACGTTGATAGCAATATCTTTAGTATCTGATTGTTTACCCCGACTATCGACAACATAAGCTCGAATGGTCGCCAAACCGCTGAAGTTCATGATACCAAAACTACCACCGTTTTTAGTTACGACCATTTTTTTATTAACAATTTCAGCTCGATATCCTGTAATAGTAGATCCATAGACGCCAGACGCATTGTTGAAGTTTACTTGGATATCTGAAATTATTTGTAAAAAGTCATTTCCACTCAAAAGCTGTCTTGCGGCCGTATTCATGTCAGTTAATGAAAGACCTGTGAAGGTAGGCTTTACACTGTCTGGGATTTTAAAGTACCATCCATTAGAATACACGTCACTACCGATTTGAATAGTACCGTTATATGTTCGAACACAGATGTCCATAACCCCAGAACTAGATTTAGGTAGATATCGTGCTAAGTCTAGTGATGGAGTAAAGGAAACGCTAGTAGTATGGTTCTTACCTAAATCTATCCAGTCACTTCCAAAAACTCGGTACCAAACTTGGTGGGTGAATGCACTTGCTTTTCTGTCAATTCGTATAGTATGACGAGAGCCTAGATTTCTATCTCCGTCTAGACCAGCTACTGCACTAGAACGAGGCAAGCTGGATAACGTATACTTAGTCGAGATAGTAATATTTCCATGAACTCCATTATTAGGATCAAATGAAGCCCAGACTGAGAAAGTTTTTGTCCCATCACTATTATGAGGAATAGTAACTTCACCACTTGCTAGCGACACTTCTTCACCGGACGTGTCGTAATCCGGGTGACTACTATGAACACTTGAACCATTTAACCATACGGATAGGTTACTAATATTACCATAAGTCCATGTTCTATAAGCTCCATCGCGGTCAACGGTAGCTCTCCAACTAACTCTAGAGGAGTTGTTAGCGATGTCCTGACTAACTTGTTCAATATAAATATTCAAGTGCAATGGGCCACTAGAATTGATAAATTTAGTCATTTTCCTCTTTTTAACCTCCTACATATCGAACAACATTCACATCTTTGTCAAGATAATACTGTTCTGTTCTAAAGCGTCCGATTTGAACTGACGCGGTGAAAATACCGTTGTCGATATGAATCACACCTTGCGAAATATACATGACTTCCTTACCTGCAGAAAACATGGAAATCCTATCATGACTGACTTTTATTGATGAACTAGCATCGTTCTTTCCAATGATGAGCCCCTCATTTGAAGCACTCATATAGGTATCGATGAACTTTTTCATCTCTTTTAAGCCACCAAATTCTATTGATAAAAACTCAATTCTCCTGCCTGCTTCGATTAAATCAGATTCAGATTTTTTTTGGCTTTCTGCATTTGATTTTACAAAGGCATTATAGGCTTTTTCTAAATCACTGAACTGATCCATTGTTGCTTTAGCTTTTAGCTCAACGTCATGAAGTTGAGCTTTTTCAGCTAGAGCATTAAGTTGCTCCTGAGTTAGTGCTTGGTCTGCTTTAGAGTCAATGTCTCTCTGGATATCTTCAGTAGCTTCTGAAAAGTCTGTAGAGACTGTTCCTACCTCTACTTTTGGAAAGGCAATCCAAACAGTAGCAGCGGTAAATATATGTAAAATCAGCTCATTAGTTGCATTTGAGTTTTCTTTTTTCGTCAACTCAATGTCATAAAATTTCCAATCCGTAGTCAGCGAGACACCTTGAATAGTATTTCTATACCCTGCTCTAGCTTGGAAATTCGTATTATTGACAGTAGATTTTGCCCAAAAACTAAAACGAACAGATTTATTTTTCATCTCGTCAGCGGTGCCTAAACGTGTATCTCCACCGGTTCTAAACGTAACTTTTTGATTAGTCGCCTTACCGTTATAAGTAGATACAATTTTCAAAGTATTAGCTCCTCTGAATTTGCTATTAGTATCTATGCTTAAGGTAAGCTGTCCTTGTGTTTGCTCCTGACTATCATCTAAAAAGTAAGTTGAGTATCGCTCTCTTAGACTACGTTTGAATAGTGAATTAAGAAAGAGATTCCTTCCACCAACCTCAACTTTAGCCCAACGATCAACCCATTTGTATTTAGTTTTATCTGAGCTGTCAGGTTTCTCATAATCTGAATAATGACCAAAATAACGCTGTCCGTTATCTGTCATTGTCAAACCAGAACCATCCGCATTATCAGAATAAGCAAAGTGAACATAAGGCGTTCTTCCATCTACTCCAGCTTTACCTGGTAGTCCATCAGCACCATCACGGCCTTTCCATCTTGTCCAGCGATAGTCAGTAGGATTTCTGCTATCTGTTGGATTAAAGTCAATGTACACCCCAACAAAGGTTTTGTCAGTGTTTGTTTGACTGAATCCACTACCTGTTGCATTATCAGCGTAGGCAATGTGAGTATACTGTGTACGTCCATCTGAACCTTTAGGCCCTGGAATCCCTTGGTCACCCTTAGCACCTTGCAAGCCTTGGAGACCTTGTAAGCCACGGTCTCCTTTCTCCCCTCGATCTCCTTTAGGACCTATTGCTCCCTGTGGTCCAGGGTCACCTTTATCACCTTTAGGGCCATTTAAGCCATCAGATACATTTACTAGAGAGATTTCATCTACTGCGACTTCTTCATTGTCTATGTAAGCTGCAACAGTCAATGTGATTATGTCAGAAACATCTCTACCTCTAGCTGTGTATGTCTGACCAGTTGTTACAATCCCATTTAAAGACCATCTCCAAGTGACTCCAGCCGTTATCAACTTACCGCCCTTGTAAAGTGTAGGAGTGATAACACTTTCTCCAGTTTGATTTTTAAAAATGATACCGTTACTAGTTGAAAGTTTGATTGTGTAAGGTTTAGACTGCTCAAATAAGCGCTCAAGAGCCTCTTGTATTCCGTCTGACAACTGATTTTCAAAGGCTTTAAAGTTCGAAAATACTGTTTTGTTGCTTGCTGGATTTGAAAAGCTGATTTTCTGTTCAGTAACTCGCGCTTGAACTACTAGCAAAGGATTGAATCCTGAATCATGAATTTTGACTGTATCGCCGATTTCAACATCGACAAAACCATCGACTTCATAAGTGATTGCTGGATAACAATGTTTTTTCAGTTCATTGTATGCCAAACGACGTAGTTCTTTTGGATTATCAGTGTCGTAGCTAAAATCTTTTCTGGTCCATTGATCATCAGCTGTACCGTGTGAGAATGTTGAAGGATAGAGCTGCATTGAGATTGGAGCATAAAGCGACTCGTTTCGCTGGTAAAACTCACAGATACCGTCTTTGTTATACTTTTTCCAATCGTCAAGGCCTCGGATAGTTACCACTTCCTCAACTTCTTCACCAGCTCCATTTTTAACCCGTCTTTTACCCGTCGGGCGGATTGTATTGAAAATACCTGTCTTATCTACTTTACGAGTGATAGAATTGATATTTTTGCCATATTTTAACTGTAGATCATTTCTGATACGGCCTACGCCTTGATGCGTATCATCGTTTTCATGATAGACATTGATAGAGAATTTCTTAATTGTGCTATCAGCGTTTAATTGTGTATCAAACTCAATCTCAGCATCAAAGCGATTGGCAAGGCTTAACAGACGGGCTAGTTTGGTTTCTTGACCTTCCCATTCCAGAATACGCTTGTAATCTGAAATTTCATTGATACCAATAGAAAGATGAGTATAGTTTAATAGGTCCATAGCCTCACAATATTCAGCAAAGCTCATCGCCTTTGTAGCCTTGTAAGGATTGGCTACTTCATTGATCAATTCAAGATTGAGGTTTTCGCAATAACATTTAATTGTCTGCTCATTTTCTTCAACCTGCATAACATTGAAAATAAAGCTCTTGCCATGATATTTGAAAGATACCCACGCCCGTTCATTAAGATAAGAATAGGCTTTTTGGGTTTGAGTATCTGACTTGATGGCCTTTTTAAATACAGTAAATTCAAACGTTGATGATCCTGTTTGTAAACTTCTAGTCCAGGTATCGTTGTAAAAGTTAAGTGTGCTTTGCTTGCTATTATCAACAAAAGCAACCTTTTGTAAATTTGCATCATGAATTGTTAAAAGCATGATTAGAGCCACCTTTCTTCAAATTCGATTGTCACGGTTGGTTTTTTCTTGATAAAACTTGAAAAATACATCTCAAGTTTAGAATCTCCAGGCGGTATAGATAGCCATTGTGAGCCATCGACAACCTCTCCAACTTTAGCGATTCCGTCAATATAGACCGTATCATCTTCACTGTTAATTACAACATTTGAACCGATAGGATAGCGATTAGGAATATCTCTTGATGCTTGCACAAAGTCCTTACGATACATCAACTCATCGAGATACAAGTGAGGGATGATTGCTTTCCCACGAAAAGCACCTATCGTAACATGGATCTTAGCTGACTTTTTGCCTTTAATTTCAGGGACAATAAAGTCATAGTGCGAGCCATTATAATAAACTTGAACTCTCTCGTCATTTCTTTGTAGTTCAAATTGACCTTTTGAAAGTGCAAACGGATTTGTATTTTTGTCGCTAGAAGAGTCAAAAAGCAAAGTTTTTAAAAAGTTATATCCACCAGCGTTATCTGTCGCAAAGACATTAAATCCACAGTATAGACCGTTATAGCGCTTATAGGTTTCGATTCCATACAAAAATTGACCACTAGTGTCGGATACGGCAACCTTAATAAAACCACATTGAGCGACTGAGTCCAGCTGATAGACTAATTTACAAAAAATGTAGTCATTAAGAGAGCCTTTCTGCCCTGTTGAGTCTGCAGGTATCTCCCATGAAAGCCCTGCGCCATAATTCTCATTGTAAGCCCCACTGGCCTGCTCTCTTACCTTTATACGTTTCTTGCCATCTACTGTGGTCAGTTCTGATGTTCCCGTTATATTGTCCCATCTGCTATTGGTCACTGAGCTATTTTTCACTGCTCTAGCAAAGCCGTCAGCGATTTTGTCGCCTCTAAAATCAAGCAAGACCTCAGACCGTTTGACTGGTTCAGTATCAGCCTCCTCACGGTTTCCCATCTCAAAAGCCGTATTATTATTGACAAGACCTATATATCCATTTTCAGCATTATGCTTAACTCTGATAATTGGAAAGGCCTCAACCGTCCCATTGTTTACTAAGTCAAAAACCATTTTATCGGTTGTAGTTTGTGCATTTGAATCACTATTGAAATTCTTATAAGCTGAGCTATGGGCTACACCGTCTGGAACAATGAATTTTATAGAACCAGTTGACCTTCGACCGCTCGTTTCTTGCATTGAAATACTCTCAATCGGCATGGACAGATAGTATTTGTCGGGCTCATCTGAAAATGTCAGCTCTTTAGGACTATCAACATTAAAAATACCCGCAAGCTTGTGCTTGAGGGTATTTCTGTCTTTGGACCAGATGGAAAAATCTACCTTGATATATTTTGCATCAATGGTTTGTTGCTGGATATTGATTCCGATTCTTGGCGCATGATCGATAGAGATTGAGCGATTGTTCCCTATATCTCGTTGGATGTCATGGATTTCAATGAGCTCTCGAAAATCAGTTTTATTGAAACGCATTGTCACTTCACTCATTCAAGCACTCCTTTCATTCTTAGTGTCATTCTTTCTCGCTCTCTCTGCTTCTTGGTTATAATATCCGTCACTACAGAACTATCCATATAAGTATCTGTGTCCTTGTTGAGGATAGCAGTAAGCAATTTTTCTAAACTTGCTCTCAGAATCGCCATCTCAGACACGATTTTATCTACATCTTGTCCGTTTTGGACGCTAGTAGTCTGAATTGTGATATTACGTTGAGCTTCTTCCATTTCACGGAGGAATTTCGCATCGCTCGGGATACCGATACCAGAAGCGTATTTGGGAATCCCCATCTCACGCATCAAGCGTCTAGTCTTATCTGCTCTCAAGACCTTAGAACCTCTTGGAAGAGGAAGTAAGACATCACGACCTTGTGGGATGAAACTCTTACCATCTGGCAGAGTCACCATTTCTTTATAGTTGCTATTTCTTTGGTCATTGACGATAGCAAGTCCACCTGGGTGATAGTTGGTACCGTGGGCATGCTTGCTCGCAAAGATATTCGTAAAGAAATTACCAGTCACACTATCAATCCAGCTCTTAATACCTGAAAGAACACCAGAAGCGTTGTCTTGGGCGTTAATGGTTACAGTTTTGTCACGAATAGAATCAACCCCACTTTGTACCTGATTAACAGTCCCTTGTGTATTGTTTTGAGCCAAAATACTAACAGGATCATACTGCTTAATCGCATTGATAGCACTGCTCGTCTCATTTCTCACACCTCCCGTTTGGTCAGTTGCAAACAAATCGATTGGAGTTTCTTGTTTAGGTGAGTTCACACTAACTTGCGCGCTTGAAACTGCTTCACTAGTATTGTCAGTAGCATTTAATAATTTAGTCTCTGGATTAGATAGATTCCAGGCCATGATTTTATCTATTGACAATTGCCCGTTGTTCAAAATATTCGTAGGATCAGCTTTCAAATCTTTTGTAAACGGTGTGGTCGCATTCCAGGTCGTCAGAGTATCAGTTGAGCGAGCGACTGCTTTTCGGACACTTTCATCATTGGCCAGCAACTCCTTCTGTTTTGGTTTCAGAGCTTCATAGTTAGACAGAGCCTTTGAGGCTTCCTCCGCCTTGTTCATGATGTCTGTATTCTTCATGAGAAGTTCTTTGACTTCCGCTGGCATGCTGTTCCAGGTTTTGAGATGAGTTTCACTATCAAAGATGGCTTGTAACCCAGCTTGGTTCTTAACAATCACTTGTTTCTCTTCGAGGGTCATGTCTTTCCATTTACCAGATTCGACAAGAGCCTCAGCGATAGTCACACGAGCATTTGAGTTGATATCCGCAGTCTTAGCGATAAACTGCAATTGTTCCCAACCTTCAGCAGATTTGGTAGCTTCTCCAATAACTTCCTTAACATTTGATTTAATTTCAAAATTACCATTTTCATTGATATTCCCGACCAGTAAGGACCAAGCATCATTTGCTTCCCTTACTTCCTTGCTCATATCACTGGCATATTTAGCTAGAATACTGTGAGAGTTTCCAGCTTTTTCAGATGCTTCTGCTGCCTTCTGGCCAATTGCTTCATAGGATAAACCGTATTCTTCTAGAACTTTCTTAGCTTCTTCCCAATAATTCCAACTTTGACCAGTTCGAGCCTTCACCTTATCATCAAGATTTCGCATGACTTGATAATACTTACTTCCTAGAGCTTCCATGGTTTGAGTATGGTTTGTTTCTAGGGTCTGCATTTTCTTGTTGTAAGTCTCATGATCGATAGCCTTGCCATCTAACAACTCTTTCAACTCACTCTTTGAGTTCTCGTAGAGTTTCTTTTCCTCATCCAACGCTTGTTTCAAAACATCTTTAGTATGCTTCAATTGCGTTTCATTCAGACTTCTGACATCCCCATTCAAAGCTTGTAAAGCAGCCTTCTGTTGCTCAGCTGACAAGTCCATCATCGAGAGTTTGGCTTTGATCATCTCATTCTGATTGTTCAGGATGATTTCTTTCTCCTCTTGAGAAAATTTACTCGTATCACCGTTATGACGCTGATAGATCTCATTAATTTGATTCATCATCGCTTCTGTGTTGCTGACTACCTGAGCATTTTTCTCTTTTGCTCTTGCGACATCTTCTTCAGAAAGGCCCCATTTTGTAGCCAATTCCTGCATTCTCTGATTCGCTTTTTCAGCTCCAGCTACAATCTCATCATAAAGTTTTTTAAAGGCTCCAGAGACTTTCTCAGCATCTCCTGCATGCGTTCCAAAGTTTGCGACGGCTGTGCTGGTTTCATCGACCGTTTTTTGGAAGTTTCGCAATTCTCCACGCTGAACATCATCTAAGGTAGAGCCAAATTCCTCCGCTTTGATACGAGCCTTGTCTTTCTCGTTCGCTAAATAGGCTAGACCACCAGCCAGCAGAACCGTACCTCCGACTAAAAGCCCAATAGGACTCGTTAATCCAGCCAAAGCTGTCTTAAGTAGTCCAGTTTTTCCAGCTGTCTCAGCTACCTGAGTTCCCAGCTCAGCTGCTTCCGTACCCGCTTTTCCAAGACTTAACCCTTTAGAAAACAGATCCGCAACCTTACTACCGCCTTTAAAGAGATATCCTAATCCTGTTGATGCATTCCCCATCATGTTCAGCAATGGATACCCCAAAGCTAAGAAACCACCAAAACCAAGTACTAACTTCTGTGTACTTTCGGGTGCCTTATCTAACCACTCAATAAACTCATTTGCCTTTTCAAGGAGAGGCGTGAGTAGAGGCAAGAGCTTCTGACCGATATTGATTTGAAGTACTTCCAAGCTTGACTTAAATCGCTCTACTCCATTTTTAGATGATTTAGACAGCTCATCCGCCAATTTTTTAGTATACCCGCGAGCATTTTCAGTTTCCTTTGTAAGATTACGTAGCGCATCTCCTCCTTGATTGATAAGGGCATTCATCCCAGTTTGAGCTTCAACACCAAAGGCACGAGCAATAGCAGACGATTTCTCAGCATCTGTCCACCCTTTTGTTGATTCCTTGATGCGATCAATGATGTCAGGTAGTTTTAAAGCGCCAGATTGGAATTCTTCCACAGTAAAACCAAGCTCTTTCATTGCTGCAGCATTGGATTTAGAAGGCTTGAGCAATTTAGAAAGCGCACCACGTAATGCCGTACCAGCCTTTTCCCCAGCGATACCATTATCAGAAAGAAGACCGATAGCTGCAGACGTTTCCTCGATAGACATCCCCAAAGAGTGAGCCACAGGACCTATATACTCCATAGCTAGCCCCATATCTGAAAAGCCAGCCGACGTCTTATTGGCCACATAAGTCAAGCTATCTGTGACACGGTTCGTATCCTTAGCCTCTAGCCCAAACTGACGTAAGATGTTAGTCGAGGCATTCATTACCACGTTAAAATCATCGCCCGATGCCTTAGCAGCATCTAAGATAGCAGGCATCGCTGCAATAGTCTGATTAGCATCAAACCCTTTTTTGATAATTTCCTGCATCCCCTCATTGATAGAAGATGTTGAGATACCATACTGTTTCGCCCAACCTTTCGAACTCTCACCCAATTTTTGTGTGGTGCTATTCAGTTCATCCGCAGTTGGAATAGTGTCTGCTAGAAGCGACTTTGTCGTATTCATCTGACTTTCGAAATCTATAGCTTTCTTAGTTGACAGGGCAAAACCAGCAGTAAGAATTGTTGATACAGGCTTCATAGCATCACCCATTGCACGGAGTTTTTCGCCACCACTCTTAAAGGTATCTCCTAGCTTGTCCATTTTCCCAGCCCAGCTATTTTCGCGACCAACATCTTTCAAAGCTTTTTCAACTCCACGTAGCTGGTTTTCCATTGCTGCTAACTTGGCATTCTCACGCTGAATATCAGCAGCAGCCTTATCAAAGTTAGCCGCTCCAGGATCAAGCTTGTCAAAACTTTTCTTCATCTCATCCAAAACTTTACGTTGTGAATCAATGGCTTGTCCTAAAGTCTTGTATTTAGCTTGAAGTAAGCTAGCATTTTTTTCATTTCCTTTCAAAGTACTATCCAAAGAACGGACATTATTTTGAAAGTACTTTACAGCGTTTTTTGCACCAGTTAGAGTAGGATTGAAATTCGACACGTCCAGCCCTAGCTCGATATACATTGCTCCTAACGGCGTACCACTTGCCATTTTGTTCTCCTTCCTAACCTCTCAGGTAAAAGAAAAAAGCCCTTGCGGACTTTTCTTATTTTTATTTCTTATAATCATTAAAAGCCATAGACATCATTGCCCATATAAAAACACCTAGGAGGCCATATCCATATAAAGGCAAAGAAGCAATGATGAATGGCGACAATAATATCTGCCCAATCGTATTCCCAAAGTTCGTACAAACACAGTAAATACCAAAACAGACATATAGTACAAAAGCCAATGTCCAAAATAGACACCGCCTGCAATTTTGTTCTACCATCTTCATCCCACTCACCTCCTCACCCTTATTATATGCCTATTGAGGTGTTTTGTAAAGCCTTTTCATCAGATAAGCTGGAGAAAGTCAGCAAGATCCATGACTTCCTCAGTTTCAGCAGCTTCAGTTTCACCAACTTCAGTTTCACCAAGAACACCCATCAGATCCTCCCAGCTAGTATCCATAACATCACGAATACTCATACCATAAGGACCCTCAGTAGCTTGCTTGACAAATCCATAAAACCGCTTCAGTGCTTCACTCGGCTTTATTTTTTCTCCTTTGGGTCAACATCACCGACCAGATGAGCATAAATTTCTGTAAAGATAGAAATAATTTTCGAAAAATCTGTATATTTCAGTAAATCTTCAACAGTTACATCATCACATAGATTAGCAATAAATTGCAGCTGCTTATCAAGTTTTACTACTTCAGACTCTGCTTTTTCTATTGCATCCATTAAAATTAAGTAATCACGATAATGTTCGGTTAGGATTGTCTTAGTTGACTTAACAACATCCTCTCCTTTTTCATTTTTGATTGTAAATTGCACCTTAGCCATATACTTTCCTTTCTAGAAAAAAAGATAAAAAGAGAGCTTACGCCCTCTTCCTAGCCTGCTGCGGTCATCTTTAGTTGACCCTTCAATTTCTTCAACTTTTCAGCATCCGATCCATACACAATTGCACCATATCGACCATTAGTTGCAGCATCTGAACTAGCTGTCGCAGCAAAATTCACATTAGTGGTAGCTAACTCATTAGCCTTATCCTTAATCGTTTCAAAATCAATAGCATCCATGGAAAGCTGCCCTTTGTAAAAACCATAGTAAACTGGTTCCCCATCAGCAGTATTACTTTCAATGAGAATTGAAACATTCTTGGCAACGGTGTCTGCACCGAAGTAATAGATACCATTATCATTGCCATACCCCAAAGCACTAGTATATAAAGCTAATGGGACATCAAGTAAGCCCATCTCTACCTTAACATCACCTACCCCTCGATTGGATACGTGATAAGCCACATTACTACCATAGGTCTTTACAGGGTCACTAGATAATCCAGTTACTTTAGCAGTCTGTGTAGCCCCTTCGTTATCTTTACCTTCTAGCGTGAAGAGGTTCTCTCCAGCTGTTGGAGTCTTTCCATCATGCACACGAATTGTGACCGATTTAAGGCCAATAAGTGCTGTTCCTTTTACTGTCATTTCTTTACCTTCTTTCTAGTATTTATCATACAGAGCACTCTGACCCTTGTAGGTCCGAGCGTCTACATAGCGTTTGATATCAGGGATCCATTGATCCAAACCACCTTCAGTCTGATAAAATCCCTGATGTTCCATTATTTTTTCAATTTTTCCTTGGAGTTCTTTACACTCCACTCGATTAGTAGACTCTACATTGATTTGATAGAGAAAAGTCTTAGCCAGACTAGTATTGCTACCGTGAGCTGTCTGCATTGGAGGTCCGACAGGGATAATGACAATACTCGTCTCGTCATCTCCCAAGGTATCAGGACGGTCAAATGACTTGATACTAATACCAGATAAAGACTCATCCTCTTTCAAAGCGTTGTAGAGTTCAGTTAATTTGTCCTTAATCATTACAAAAACTCCTGTTTTAACTTCATGCCTACTTTGGATTTGAAGACCGGTTTGCTACCTTCAAAAAAGCGGCGCATAATACCGAAACCACGAGGGTGCCCATTCTTTGCATAGCCAAATTCATTTAAGTGAATAAGAGTCCAACGAGGACTTTTAAAACCTAATTTAACCATCGGAACACCGCTAGCTGTACCAGTCACATTCCCATGAACGACCGCACCAACCGTCTTCCCAGTGTCAGCGTATACTCTCAAAGCTATTTTAAAAGAGGGCTCAAACTCCTTGACAGTCTCCCTCAAGACCTTATTGACTTTTCTACGAACCACTGGCTCTCCTAAACGAGCCTCGATATTCCTCAAAACATCATCAAATCCTTTTAGATTTGCTCCACTAGACATCACGACCACCTCCGATAATAACTA